GATGCAGGCTCAGCGTTTGAATAGTCTGGCCGGCCCCACCCGTCTTCGCCCTGCGGGCTCAGCCGCCCTTCCCATGAAGAGGAGGGAGAAGGGGGCGCTCGCTATCCAAGGCTACGCCTCGTTGTGGGGCGTGGCGGATCTGAACGGGGACGTGACGGCGCGCGGGGTGTTCGCGGACAGTCTGGCCAAGACCGGCGCGGGCGGGGTGCGGATGCTGCATCAGCATGAGAGCCGCGCGGTGGTCGGCGTCTGGGACCGGGTGGTCGAGGACGAGCGCGGCCTGTGGGTCGAGGGGCGGATCGAGGACTGGTCCGCCGAGGCTCGCTATGCCGCGGCCCTGACGCGGGCCGGGGCGCTGGACGGGCTGTCGATCGGCTTTCGCGCGATGAAGGCGCGGCGCGAGGGGCGCTTAAGGGTGCTGAGCGCGGCCGAGCTGTGGGAGGTGTCGCTGGTGACGTTTCCGATGCTGCCGGGGGCGCGGTTCGGGGTGCTGGGGCCTGACGCCTGACGGCCTATCGGTCGGCCAGATGGGCGGCGATGCGCTCGGCGGCCTGGGGCGGTGAGCAGGCCTCGGTGTCGATGGTCAGGTCGGCGGGCGGCATGGCGGCCAGGCTGGCGTCGAAGTCGGCGCGGAGGCGGCGCAGCAGATCGACCGACTGGAGCTTGCCGAAGGCGGCGCGGCTGGGCTGGACGATCCGGCGTTCCTGTTCCTCGGGCGAGACGGCCAGGGCGATGAAGGTGACGACGCCGCCGAACGGTTCGACGGCCGCCTGGACGCGCGCGGGGAAGCGGGGGTCCACCGTGGCCTCGGGCGCGAAGGTGAAGATGAGCGAGCGCCCGGCGCGGGCCGCCTCGGTAAAGGTCTGGAGCCAGAAGGCTTCGCGCAGGCGGATGAAGGGCTCGGAGCCGAAGTCGAACACGGCGCCGACGGCGTCGACGACGAAGTGGTTGTGGAACAGCGGCAGGCCGGTCAGGCGCGCCAGTTCGCGGCCGACGGTCAGCTTGCCCGCGCCGACGGGTCCGTAGAGGAAGACGATCCGCATGGTTCAGAGTTTCGGCGAGGCGAGGGGACGGTCGTCGCGGCGGCCGTGCAGTTCGGGCGTTTCCTGGTCGTAGCCGCGCATGGCGATGGCGCAGGTTTCGGGCGTCTGGCGGGCGGCGACGGCGGGCGTCCGGCCTCGGTCGTAGGCCGCGCGGAGGGCGCGTCGTTCGGCCTGATCGGCGGTCGGGGCGTGGCGGCGGAGATGGGCCGCGAAAGCCTGATCGCCGGCGCCGTCGCGATTGAGTTGCTCGCAGGCGCCCAGGGTCTCGAACATCCGCAGATTGATCGAGGTGTAGGCCAAAAGGCGGCCCTGGTCCGGCGAGAGGCGCGGCGCTTCTGACGGCGAGGCGGCGGAGAGGCGTTGCGCCGAAGCGTCATGCGCCGTGCATGACATGAGCCCAACCGCAGACACGGCGGCGACGGCGATCTTGAACATTGATCCATCCCTTGATCCGAGGACGGCGTAGCACGGTTTCCCGGATGCACGAAGGATCGCACCCGTTCCGGGCCTAGCCCGGTTGACGGCGCGCCGCAGGACGGTCGCGCATTTTTCTGGAGAGACCATGAAAGAGATCAAGACCGTCTCGGGGCATCCCGAGGCGCGCGCCGCCATGCATGAGATGATGGCCGCGTTCGAGGCGTTCAAAGGGGCCAATGACGCCCGTCTGGACGAGATCGAGAAGAAAGCCTCGGCTGATGCGCTGCTGGAGGAGAAGGTGGCGCGCATCGATCAGGCTGTGGCCAGCGCGCAGGCGCGCATGGACCGGGTGTTGAGCGAGAGCCGTCGCCCCATTCTCAGTGGTTCGGGGCTGGGCGCCGAGCCGCCCGCCGTCGTGGCGGCGCCGGAGGCGAAGGCGGCGTGGGACGGCTATATGAAGTCGGGCGCCTCGCACGGGTTGGAGCTGAAGGCGGGGCTGTCGTCGGCGTCGAACTCGGCCGGCTATGTCGTGCCGCTGGAGACGGAGCGCGCCATCGAGCGGCGCCTGATGGCCGGGTCGCCGATGCGCGAGATCGCCACGGTGCGCACGGTCGGCTCGGGCGTGTTTAGGAAGCCGGTGTCGACGGCGGGTGTTCAGGCGGGCTGGGTCGCCGAGACGGCGGCCAGGCCCGAGACGGACCCGGCGACCCTGGCGCTGCTGGAGTTCTCTTCGGCCGATCTCTACGCCTGTCCGGCGGCGACGCAGAGCCTGCTGGACGACGCCCTGATCGACCTGGACGAATGGCTGGCGGCCGAGGTCGAGGACGCCTTTGCGGCGCAGGAGACGGCGGCCTTCGTCAGCGGCGACGGCGTGAACAAGCCCAAGGGCTTCCTGGCCTATGCCACGGCGGCCGAGGGGACGCAGACCTGGGGCCAGATCGGCACGGTGGCCTCGGGCGCGGCGGGCGCCTTCGCCAGCGCCAGCCCGGTCGATAGGCTGATCGACCTGATCTATGCGCCCAAGGCCCAGTATCGGCCGAACGGGCGTTTCGTGATGAACCGCCGCACGGTCTCGGCGGTGCGCAAGTTCAAGGATGCGGACGGGAACTATGTCTGGTCGCCGGCGACGCGGCCGGGCGAGACGGCCAGTCTGCTGGGCTATCCGGTCACTGAGATCGAGACGATGCCGGACGTGGCGGCCAACAGTCTGTCGATCGCGTTCGGGGACTTTACGCGCGGCTACCTGATCGTGGATCGGGCGGGAGTGCGGGTGTTGCGCGATCCCTATTCGGCGAAGCCCTATGTGCTGTTCTACACGACCAAGCGTGTCGGCGGCGGGGTGCAGAATTTCGACGCGATCAAGCTGATGAAGTTCGCGGCTTCGTAAGAGACGCTGAAGCTGGGCCCTCTCCCGGCGGGAGAGGGCTTGAGCCTCGGAGAGCCGAAGGCGATCCGCAAAGCGAAAGGGTGAGGGGCTGACGGTTCAGTCGGCGTGAGCCGCTACGCGACGGCTGATGCCGACGGCGGCCGGGAACCCTCATCCGGCCCTTCGGGCCACCTTCTCCCATCGGGAGAAGGGACACAGAAAACATTGGAGATTTGAATGACCGCACCCGTGAGCCTCGCGGAGGCGAAGCTGTTCCTGCGCGTCGAGCATGAGGCGGAGGACGGGCTGATCCAGACGCTGATCGACGCCGCCAGGGCGCGGGTGGAGGGGGAGGCGGGCTTGAGCCTGACTTCGACCTCGCCGGCGCCGCTGAGGCTGGCGGTGATGATGCTGGTGATGCGCGCCTATGAGCGCGGCGACGGCGAGATGAGCGCGGCGCCGGTCGAGGGGTGGATCGCGCCCTATCGCGTGGTGCGGCTGTGAACGCGGGGGCGATGAAGGTGGTGGCTTCGCTGGTTCGGCCGGTGGCGGCGCAGACGCCCTATGGCGGGCAGGTGGTCAGTTATGAGCCGGTCGGGTCGCTGTGGCTGGCGTTGGGCGCGCGAAGGCGGCGCGAGCGGACGGACGCAGGCGTGACGCGCGGCGTCGAGACGCTGAGCGCCACGGTGCGGGCCGATCCGAGGCTGGAGGAAGGGCTGGTGGCGCGCTTCGGCGGGGCGGACTGGGGCGTGGTCGGGATCGAGGCTGATCCGAAGGCGGCGGGCCGGGTGCGGCTGAACCTGGAGCGGGCGCGATGAAGGATCATGAAGGGGCGCTGGTGAAGGCGCTGGTCGCGCATCTGGGCGGCGATGGGGCGTTGCAGGCGCTGTTGGGTGATCCGGTGCGGGTCTGGGATGAGGCGCCGCAGGGGGCCGGGTTTCCGCATCTGGTGATCGGGCGGTGTGAGAGTCGGCCGCTGAACGCCGACGGCGGCGGGGTGGAGCAGCGGCTGACCTTGACCTGCGCCAGTCGGTTCAGGGGGTTGGAGGAGGCGCGGGCCGTGGCGGCGGCGGTGCGGGCGCGGGTCGCCGATGCGCCGCTGGAGGCGGATGGGGTGAGGGCGGTCAGCGTGGCGGTGACGTTTACGGACCTGTTCCGCAGCCCGGATCTGAAGCGGGCGTGGGCGGTGATGCGGGTGCGGGCGGTGACGGAAGAAGTTTAGCGCGGCGCCTCTCCCTCCCCTTCATGGGGAGGGTGGTCGCGATAGCGATCGGG